TTGCGTCCCGGTATTCGCCAACGACGATCACATAGGATTTCAGGGTATCGTCGGATTTTTCTGCAAGCTCGCGAAGCATGTTCGCGAAGTCCGGACGTTCCATCGTGAACATTGGGGAACGATGTCCGAAGGTTGGTGATAGAAGTTGAGCAACGATTTTCATATCTTGTAGCCTCGAAGGTTTGATTGAGCACGGAGATTTATTTCTTTTCCCCGGTATCCTTCCCGAAGTTGGACCCGTTGCTCAGGGTCCATGGTCCGAATGTACTCGGACCGCCTATCCTTGAGAGCTTCGAATTCCATTGCGTGATCGGGCCTCGCGAGGTAAGCGCGGGGCACTGGTATTTTACGGCCATCGACTGTAACGAAGCCGTTTCTTGCAATGTCGTCGGAGTATTTGTTTAGCCAGCCATAGCCGATACCTGGGCGACTTGACTGAAGGTGGAAGGAATCTTCCTTGTCATCCTTGAGCATATAACCGGCGGCATAGAAGCATGCCTCCGGGGTGGCGTCCTTAATCATGATAGAACCCCAGCCCCAAGCGGTCTGAATTTTCGGGTTCGTCCAATTGTCGACGCCAGTGACCACAGAGCCATGCCGGAAATCGTTTCCGAAGAATATTGCGTGGTAGTGTGGTCGGTTGGTTTGAGTTCCGTATTCGCCACAAGCGAAATAGCGGATTGTTTCGCCAGCTTTGCGCAGGCGCTTGAAGAAGTCCTGAAGGTGCTTCTTTGAGAGTGTCGGGGGTGCTGGGTCTGAATAGGTCAAGGTTACGAAGGAGGACGTTAGATGCTGCGTCGCCTCGTGATGGCACCGAAGCCCCCAGGCAGTCGCCTTGTCCTTTTTGCACCCGAGACACTTTCCGCATGGTAAGGATAGTTCCAGATCAAGGTCCGCAGACCGGTGATTGAACACGGCAGGTCGCCTGCCGTTTTCGTTCAGTTCCCGAGAGCGCCATCCTTCCAGCGGGTTGAGACACCCCACGGATCACAGCCTAATTCCGCCGCGCATCGGATGATAATTATTTTTTCCGTGAACTCGTTTCGCGGTCCGCGAAAAGCCACGATTTGATGCTCTTCCTCGCTTGCTCATAACAGGTTTCCTTGTGGTGTCAGGTTTGCGTATCTGGGTCAAGTCCGGATACGCAAGAGCTTTTTAGCACGGATTTGTGAGTTTGTATAGGGGGGGTGCTATAGATTGCGCCTGAAGGCGCTAGGAGAGGGCCATAAAAAAGGGGCCTTTCGGCCCCTATTAGGTCGCCCACATCCTGTGGACGAAAAGGGGGGGCACACCGGCCCCCCCTTTCACCCCTGCGGTCCGGGGGGCGACCCCGGATCCCCCTTGCTTTTATCAGCGGTCGCTTTTCTGGCATCTCGTTTTGCCGATGCGACTCTAGGGTAGGCCGCATAAGCGGCCTCGAGGATTTTGGCGGAAGACGCGTAACGCGTCGAAAGGTCTTGTTGGAATGCGGTCACGTCAGCGTATGCCGCTGGTGACCGAGGTGGTGCCATGTCGCCAGTTGCCATATAGCGACGTACCACGTTGTTAATGTTGACCGCTTCGATGTGCGATTGCTCGGTCATTGATTCACCGGGGCAGTTGAACCGGTAGGGTTCGCGCCAGTTTTTGGACCGGACGCGGGTAGTAGTTTGAGTCATGTGATTTTTCCTTTTGTTGAGTTTCAGTGTTGAGGTTGACGGAGTTTGTGCGGAGGTATTTGACCGCGCCGGAGGTCATCTAGGACAGCTTTAGCGCCATGAGTAGCAGCCCCGGATTCTATGTTTTTCGTACCTTCGTCGAGCAGACGTTGGATTTTTTCAACGAGCCAGTTTGTAGCCGGTTGGAGCGCCGTTACTTTCTTTCCGCGCCAGAGGTCCTGCGCGGCTTGAGACCGCGCAGAGGTGGTGCGATGAGATTCTGTAGCGCGTTGCTGGCGGGTCAGCAATGCCTCTTCCATTGCCCTTGCGGAATTGGAATTGGCGAGAGCGGTATTCGCTTCGATTTGATCGGATAGCTTAGCAAGTTGAGCGGTGAGCCCTTCTGTATAGGCTTTTTCCGATATGGTTTTTGCCTCGATTGCCGAGGAGGTCTTGGTTTGTTGCGCCAGGTTGCGGGATTGTTCGCCAGCGGCAATGGATTGTTGCTTGAGGAGCTCGCGCTCGTGTTTAGCCGTTGCGGCCTTTTGGAAAGAACTTCCAGGTTGAGCGGCTTCCGCCGTGAAGGAAGATCCACCAGGTGTGGAAGATCCCGCATTCGCGGAAAGCATTGGGTTGAGTCCTGCGGCCTTGAGGTCGGCGACTTCGCGCTGATGCGCAGTGTTGGACATGCGTTCTTGGAACGCCATTTGATCCTTGACGGATTGTGCGGAGGTCGCGTTTGCAGAGGCAGTGCCGAGATAGTCAGCGCCGGCGGATATTAGCCCGCCGGCATTTTGGTTGAGAAAGGTTCCAGCGGCCCCGGCTAAGCCGGACCACCAACCACCGGAACCGGCCGCAGGTGCGGCCGGGGTTGTGGGAATGCCGAGAAAGCTAGTGACGAGTGGCTTCGCCACACTCACGACCTTCTTGGCGACCTTTTTGAGCGCCTTTCCGATCTTGCTGAAGAATCCCATTAGAAGTGATCCATCATGCCCGGGACCGAATAGACCGGCATCGGTCGGGCGCATTGAAGATCGAACCACACATCCAGGAGAAAGTGAGGTTCAGTCGGTACGGCCACAATGCGGCCAACGGGTGGCTTTTCCTCGATAAATGCCTGGTTGAGTAACGGCAACGAGCCGAACTCGGATGCGAGGTGCCAAATGTCGATAGGCGTCTCGCAGGCAGAATTGAAGGAACCGGTCACTCGGGACGGTTTGTAGCGATATTCGGCATATCTTTCCTGATATCCGAAGGCTTCTGTGTTGGCGGAATTTCCCGCTTGCCAGAGGATTTCCTGGTTGAGCACGGCTTGCTCCCCCAGATGTGCGAGTGCCGGCCAATAAAAGTCATAGCGGGTTTGCCGGGACCACATTCTTTCAATCCCTTGTTGATACGTAAGGTCTGCACGTACGTTGCACAGCCCGATGATAATGCCATGCTCAGTAAAAGACTTGTCAAAGCCAGCACGGTTAACCACGGTCCCGACGCCGGCAAGCTCGCCCTGCGCCACTTCCGCGTTGTGGAACGTAGAAGCCACCGGATTGATATTGATGCGAGTAGAACCACCGCCCAAATACTCGGGTCGCTGAAGGCGTGCATCATCGGAACGAACTCCAAAGTGTGAAAGGATGATTTCGATATAGCGGGTACCGCCGCGAGCATCGCGTTCCAGCAGCTTCTGGATTTGAACGGCTGAACGCAGATCGTTGATTGTTGCGCCAGTTTCAGCGGCAAGGTCTACGGCAAGTCCGGACATGAGCCACGCTTCGCCAAAGGGTGGTTCATTGAGTTGTTCCAGTTCCTCTTCCTGGTCGGGACGGAGCACGGCAAATGCCGGAGCAGCGCCGACAGGAATCATGACGGCTGGGCCTTTCTGTGGCCACGGGAGGCAAGAGGTAAAGTAATCGTGGCGCTTGCCACGACGGCACATTTGAGCCAGTGAATTTGAGTCCGGGCCATTCGTCAGCGGTACAGGTTCAGGCAGCGCGAGGTTTTCATCGCGGAACCATTCGTTATAGATCAGGTTATAGGCCCGGAACGGAAGTGCCGACACGCTCATCGTGAGCGGAGCGCTAGGCGACAACGGCAGCCCGAAATATTGATAGAGTTGGTAAGGGTATTTGTCAGCCGTGAGGTTGACCTGCGGTATGGTCAACGTCGAATTGTCCTCGCCGGGCGTAGAACGTTCGCCCATGAATTTCTGCCAGTTGTCCCAGACCAGGCGGTACGGAACGAAGAAGTAGAACGTCTCGTAATAGAGATTGTCCATTATCGGACGGAGCGGCGTGGAAAGCCGCGCAAAGGATGTTTCCTTGAGGTGGAACGAATCGCCGGGCAGCACTTCATCGACGTAAATGGGAACGAGGTCCCCTTCATCGAAGGTAGTCTTGAGTGCATGAGAGCGATCGAAGCGGGAACGCTCGATATCGGCTCCGGGAGAGTTGGCAAAATGTTGCTGCGCCGTCATTACAGACGGCTGCTGAAAGTATGCTTCACGCATTTGCGGGTTCCTCGATTTTGGGAGCGAAGTGTTGAATGAATTGTTCGACAGAGTAAACGGGGCATTGTGCCCATGCCAGCATATCGGGGTTTGCGTCCCGGTATTCGCCAACGACGATCACATAGGATTTCAGGGTATCGTCGGATTTTTCTGCAAGCTCGCGAAGCATGTTCGCGAAGTCCGGACGTTCCATCG